GTCAGGACCCGGTGTTCTGGCAGCTTTGCTGCCCCGTCAACTCTATGACTCTTTCCATCAAAAGAAAGAGGCTAGTAGCCTTCGGAAAGTTACTAGAACGTTCGCAATTACGCGATTTAGTACACGAGGTGTACCGATTGTAGAAGTTGCAAGTTGAAGAGTGTTTGATTACACTCTTCGCTCCGCCCGCCAACCTCTTGAGGCTTTTATGACTGCAAAGTATCGATATCGTTCCAAAGGGAGTATCAACGGAAACGTTACAGTGACGCAAGAAGGCTACCCGCTTAGCTGCTCCAATAGAATTTATGGAGTAATTAATCCGGGTTCTACCTCCTCGCTAATCTATACCGGTTCTGCTGCTTCCATTTTGGACTTTGTCGAGCCGAATTATTTCAAACAGAGGGCTATGGGTGCTGTAATTATACATCCATATGTCCGGCGGCTTCATTCAATTGAAGTCACCGGAGACACCTCTGTTACACATACTTCGGTACCTGCTACTTGCACCGGACCAACCATTTATGGTTATTACGTTGATAAGGGCGCATACTTTGCATGGACTCTGGCTTACAGTGGCCACGGACCTGGACATTCTCAGGTTCCAACCATTGACGGTAATAGAGTCAATAACCTCCAGGACGAAGCTATCACAGAAGCTCTGTCTAAAAGGCAACAGGGAGGGTCCAATTATTTGGAATCTCTCGCTGAAGCTGATCAGGCATTTCATCTGGTTCTTAATCCATTAGAAAACGTCATACGTCTCCTTCGCGAGTTCAGACGCAAAGGAAAACGTAAGAAAGGTTACGAACGGATTAAGAGCGATAGCTCGGCAGTGATTGAGTTCGCTGCATCTGAATGGCTTCGACTGCGCTATGGGCTTATGCCTCTAGTGCGCGACGTCAAGGCAGGTATGGCAGCTCTGGAGAAGGGCTATAATAAGAAACCTGTTATCCATCGAGCGAGAAGTAAATTCTCAATCGAAGGGGTAGCAGCTTCTAATAGCTCTTTTGTCATCTACCCTTATCTTATCACTTATCAGAAGATCACTAGGCGTCGTGTTGACGTTAAAGCGGTCTTTTATGATAAGTACTCAAAGTCGATTTGGGATGAGTTGGGGATTAATCTCCAAAACATCTTAGGCCTTCCTTGGGAACTGATAAATAAGAGTTTTGTGGCAGACTGGTTTGCTAATATCGGTGAACTGATATATGCGAACCTGCCCAGAGTGGGTATCATACCTTGTGGTGGTGCTGTTACTGTATTTGACGAAACAGTCTCTGTTTGGTCTCCTACAGGAACCAGTTCTTCTGCTCCAAGTGTATGGACCGTTTCTGGTAACGTGAGCGATCAGCTCAAAGAGACTACTGTCTCTGCTACCAGAAATATCTTTGGGGAACGAAGCGCCTCACTAGTCATCAAAGATGATTTCAAATTTGATGTCTGGACTCGCGCTTTGGATGCATCGGCGTTGGTTTCCCAACTCCTGCAACGCATCCGTTTTTGACGGATGTTTCCCTTACAAATCAACTTGGCCCTGAAAGGGGCCTAACAAATAGGGGTTATCCCGATGTCTTTGACAGTCAATGCCAAGAGCTATACCGCTGATGGTTACAGCAATAATGCTGTATCGTACGTCGGTCCGGCGCATACAGTCTCCGTGAAAGATGATCTTCGCGTAGGCCGCGTGCTTCCTAAACCGACGTCCATCTTCAGTGGTGTGGCTCGGCAGTCGTTCAAGCTGACACGTACTCATACTCTGACCGGCGCTCTCACCACAGTTGGTGATAGCATCTCCGATTTTAGTACGAGTATCCCTGTTGGTGCATCAGCGGCTGACATTGAGCTCATCTGTACCGATTTGGGGGCGTTTATTGCAAGCGCCGCCTTTAAGACGATGCTCAAGGGCCAAATTATCTCAGGATAAAATCTGAGATGATAAAGCTCATGAGTTTTCTTGCTGTAATACGCAAGAAAGTCAGTTCACTTTTCTGTTCGTGTAACTCAATTCAAAAGGAGTTAGACTTACGGAAACGCCCCCTTCGCAAGAAGGAAGGCGGAAGTGTTCTGCTCGCCTTAGTGATAGCCTTAGTGATTATGGTTATCTTCATCGTTACAGCACAGGTCTATGTTCAGGCCAGTGCTTCTCTCCTAGGATTCCGTAATGAAATCCCAAAAGTTGGAGCAACTCCGTCGTTGCAACAGCCTACTCAAGAGTAAATCTTGGAATGTGTACCGAGATTTTCTACGAGTGTTGTTGCGGTCCAATCCCTCTCCTAGAACAGCTCGTCTTGTTGATCTTTTGGATCTTCAGGATTATACTGGACTGGTAGAGGAAGCTGATTCGCTCGCGTCGACAGTGTATCCGACGGCAACCGAGCATCGGTTGTTGAATCAGATTGCTGCAGTTATTAGGAAGTACCCTTTCCCGGAGTCTGTTACATCTTTTAGACCACGTGAAAAGGCTCTAGCCACGTTCCTTCGCTCTGAGCAGAGATGCAAAAGAGTGAATACGCGGTTCTCCTTGTATATGAAATTAAGGAGTCCCCACGAACGGGCACTGAATAGTGCTCGGGAGTGGATTTCCTATACGCTCGGTTCTTTATCGAAACGGGACGTATGGGATAACTGCAACTTTGGACCCGGCGCCGCTATTGGTGTACATGGGAATGCTACCAACTCTGCCCGAAAGTTACTTGGGCAGAATTGGTCCGTGTCTACCTGCGCCTTCCACTACGGTTACGCCTCGTTAGCTGGAGATTTCCATATTCGTGAGCTGCTATTGCAGAATACGGAGGGGTCTCCCTACTCCTACGACCCGGAGGTTCTGTATCACCGGTATCGTAAGAAGGTCACCGTGGTGGATTACAACAAAATTGCATTTGTGCCCAAGACAGTTAAAACCGAAAGGACAATAGCTGTCGAGCCGATGCTAAACGGGTATATTCAGAAAGGTGTCGATATCTTAATGCGGAAACGCCTTAAGAGACGCGGCATCGATCTGAGTGATCAGTCTATTAATCAAGTGGCCGCCCGTGAGGGTAGCTTACCTGGTAATAGTGATCCTTATGTCACAATAGATTTGTCGAGTGCTAGTGATAGCATTTCGATTAACCTATGTAGATATTTGCTACCCGACGATTGGTTCGAGTTTCTCGACTCAATCAGGTCCAAGTCATATTCTATTGGCGGGGTTGTAAAACCCTACCATAAGTTTGTGACGATGGGCAACGGCTTCTGTTTTCCACTCGAGACGCTGATATTTGCGTCCCTCTGCGCAGTGTCCTATGATGAGTTGAGGCTTAAACCTGATTTTAAGGTTTATGGCGACGACATCATCGTTAGGAAGAGCTGCGCAGCCCGCGTATTGGAGTTATTAACAATATGCGGGTTTAAGGCTAACACGGATAAGACCTTCTTAGAGGGTCCGTTTCGTGAGTCTTGTGGAGCAGATTGGTTTGAAGGAGAGGACGTACGTCCGTTGACACTTGACTATGCTTTCGATTCTCTTGAAAACATCTTCAAGTTCTGTAACCTTTCCAAGTCGAAATACACATGGGAATGTGTGTTCGATGAGTGCACGGAGTTTCTCCGGTCACTCATTCCTAAATCGCTATATTTTACACGACCTTATAAGGGAAATGTAGATACGGCGTTAGAGGTTCCTTGGGATGTCTTCCTTGTTTCACCCTTCTCTCGATGGAGTATTGCTACTCAATCATGGAGTTGGATCGAAATTGGAAAGAGCGCTTTCTGCGATAAAGCAGTTAGCAGACATACAGGCTACGCGGTAGTTCTCAACAGGGGCGCACTTACAGGAAGTAAATCATCCTGCCCCTTCTCCGAGCGTCGAAAGACGCGCACAAAGATTAGACGAATCTCTCACAGTGGGGGGTGGCAACTCTGGTTACCAGGTGAAACTTGGTCTAGAGAAGCTGCCCTTCCAATGTTAGATGTCTAATTCCTGATCCTGTGAAGGATGTGAGGTCCTAAACGTTCTTGCTTTAATGTTTAGGTCGCGCCTGTTTATTATTTGCGAGCTTTGTCAGCTCGCTTTACAGGTAGCAGAGGGTGGTAGAAATTTACCACGATTAAG